AAACCCTGAGCTACCACCGCCTGTGTTGATAACCTTCTGCCCATTCCAAGACTGATATCCGTTTTCCGCAGAGTACCCTTTACCGTTTCCATTAATAATAACGGCTTGGTTACTTCTGTTACTTAGCCCAAACATATAGAAACCAACGGACCTTCCGTTTTGCATCGTGAAGGTTCCACTGTTATTTCTTACGAAGGAGTTGTTGGTAGCCCAGTTTGCACCCTTAGTTGATGGTCCAGAGGGTCCTGTAGGTCCTCTTTGACCTTTTTGGCCTTTTTGACCTTTAGAACCAGTAGAGCCAGTACTACCTTTAGGCCCAGTAGATCCAGTGGCTCCTTTCTGCCCTTTAGAACCAGTGCTGCCTTTAGCACCAGTAGGCCCAGTAGAACCTGTATTACCTTTAGATCCTGTGGCACCCTTAGCACCAGTACTACCTTTAGCACCAGTACTACCTTTAGCACCTGTATTACCTTTAGGTCCTGTGGCACCCTTAGCACCAGTAGGTCCTGTGGGACCAGTAGGTCCTGTGGGACCAGTAGCACCAGTTTGACCCTTTTGTCCTTTAGCGCCAGCGGCACCAGTAGGCCCAGTAGAACCTGTATTACCTTTAGGCCCTGTAGACCCTGTAGGACCTGTGGCTCCTGTGGCACCCTTTTGACCATTGGGACCTGTGGGACCCGTAGGTCCAGTAGGACCATTGGGACCAACCGCACCTTTAGCACCAGTAGGTCCTGTGGGACCCGTAGGTCCAGTAGGACCATTAGGTCCTGTGGCTCCTGTGGCACCCTTCTGACCTGTGGGTCCAGTAGGACCAACCGCACCTTTAGCGCCAGTAGGTCCTGTGGGTCCAGTTAAACCCTGTGGTCCCTGTGGTCCAACTGGTCCCGTAGGTCCAGTAGTACCCGTGCTACCTTTTTGTCCTTGGGATCCTGTTGGGCCAACTGCGCCTTTTGCACCAGAGGGTCCAGTAGGCCCAGTAGGACCTTGCGGTCCTGTAGCACCAGTGTCACCAGTAGCGCCCTTGGCTCCTGATGGGCCAGTTGACCCCGTAGAGCCTGTTTGACCCTTTTGACCTGTTGGACCTGTGGCACCATCTTCGCCATTGCTCCCGTCTGTTCCAGCAGAACCATTAGGACCAGTAAGACCAGTAGGACCCGTTGCACCTGTATCTCCCTTTTGTCCAGTAGTACCTTGTGGACCTGTAGCTCCTAGAGCGCCCTTAGCACCTGTGGGGCCAGTAGGACCCGTAGGTCCAGTAGGTCCCCCTGCACCCTGTGCGCCATCTGATCCAGTAGCGCCAGTAGTACCTGTGTCACCCTTTTGTCCAGTAGGCCCCGTAGGACCCGTAGGTCCAACAACGGCTGCGTCAGAAATAGTAGCCTTCTTCCAAGTAGAAGTGTCTGCATCATATACAGGTAAAACATCAGAAGATGTAACAGCAGTAAAAGCAGAAAACGCTGTGAGTGCTGCCGACACATTGTTAGAGTCAGTTACATCAGCAGAAGTTTCAATGCCATCCAGTTTCGTACCATCAGAGGCAACATCACGACCATCAATAGTGCCTACATCTGTGGTAATGTTTCTGCTGTCATCTATGACTTCAACGCCATTTATCTTTATTGCCATCTTCGTGTTCCCACTATTAGCTTATTATATAGTATCGTCCGTTTGAACGTCATTCGTTACAGACAATGTTCCTGTATTATCTAACTTAAACTTGTTTGCACCTTGGTACTTAAAGAATAAAGACCCACTATCCTCAGTGATAGTCCAATCCCCAAGATCCACAGTGCCTAATTCTAGTGTTGCAGAACCCATGTTGTCACCAGATTTTTGTACATACCTAGTGTCATGTGTGTGACTATCGTTTGCTACAGTTACGGTAATGTCTACATCTACACTACCATCAAAACTTACGCTACCACTTGCGTCACCCGACAAAGATATTGTACGAGGGTTTGCAAGTACAGAGGAGCTATTAGCATTACCCGCAAGAATACCTATAAAAGAGTTAGCTTTAATGTCCCCGTAGGAAAATGATGCATGTGATACATCAATAGTGCCTGTAGGCTCAGGACTATACTCATCAAAGAAAGTCCAGTAATTTGTAGACACATCGTAGTACATACCTATGTGGGTATAACCTACACCAGTTGTGCCAGTGTTTCTGTTACTACCTATACCCGTATCTACTTCTACAGGTGTAGCTTGGCCTGTCCACTGGTCATTTACTGTGTGACCACTAGTGGCATTAAACTTAACACTAATACCATCTTCAAGAGCTTGGTCATCCCCTGTGATAGTAATGAGACTTGCCTCAGTAGTTACAAAGTTATCAGTAGACCACTTAAAAGTGTCATCATTACCATGAGAACTGTCAATCTTAACGTAGAAAACTTTATTACTAGTTGTTCCATTGTAATGACCAGTGAAGGAAGCATCGTTTAAACCTGTGCCAGTAAATGAAGGTGATGAAATAGTGTCACCAGAGTTGAGATACTGAAATGCACCTGACAAAGAGATGTTATTACTGTTGGTAATGGTTTGTGTACCATTTACAGTCAAGTCACCCTGTATAGTAACGTCTGCATCGAAATGAGAATTGCCTGTGGAGCGAAAAGACTCAAAAGCGTGTGTCTGTATATTTACATAAATACATCCCGTAGATGCGTTTGAGATAAGGCACAGTCCAATATCTGTAGGGAAATTAGGGTAAGTAGGTGATGCTTCTTGAGTAGTACCAGCATTTATCCCTACATGCACATGTTCACCTACGGAAAGGTGCGATGTGTCAATATCCCCGACAAGACCGTGTACAGTAACGTACCCATAAGTACTTGCTTCAATAGAGTGTGTCGCAAGTCCAACGGCCTGTGATTGCTCATATGTACCTGATGCATTAGCTGGGGAGATTGTAGGTACAGTTCCAGACTCGCCAGTCAGGTAAACTGGTGCGCCGTTGTCAATGGTAGATGCAGTATTGTTGTAGATACGTATATACTGCTCTTGACCAACCTGTAAGGTAATGTCAGATTCATCATTATAGAACCCAAGTGAACCATTAGTTTTGTCGTAAAACAACCTACCTTCTGCGTAAGAAGGTTTATTAGACACAGTTGTATTTAGGTCTAAGTGAGTTTTTACTTCTGTGCCAGTAACGTAACCATCTGTATCTAAGTAATTAGCTTTGGCAGCGGGTTGAGTTACAAATATTAGTTTTTCACCCGCAGACCAGTCTACTGTTGCATCAGAATCTGATGATGATAATATCGTTGTACGTGAAAGTTGAGTGCCAGAAGCAGTGAAAGTCCCTATTCCAACCTCAAAATCTGTACCATCAGTACAAGCGTAATACGTGGTATTACCATCACCGATAACTGAGAAACTTTGGAACCCTGCTTCGGCACCTGCTAATGTGTAAGATCCTGTTCCCGTAGTTGTGGTAGTTTCTTTCACACGATCTTTAATAACAAGTGCCATAGTCTATTCCTTATACAGGATCTGGGATACCAATATCAAATGCTGCCAGTGTAAACGTGTTACCATTAGTTACTGACTGCGATGCTGTTAGCAAAGAGGTTGCAAGTAAACGTGAGTTTACAGTGTCTACGAGAGCGTAGTGAGTAACAGTACCTGTACCTGTGATTGCTCCATCAGAGATAGCGTTTACTGTAACCTTACGCCCACCACCAGTACGATCCGCTGGGGCGTCCACAGCTAGGCTAGTAGAGTTACCAAGGGAGTAGCTGTTAGTAGCTTCTAAATAAGTTGTAGCTTCTTGTGAAGTTACGTGAACTGCATTGGCTTCGGTGTCTAGTACGCTAAGTCCCTCATCAAACACCCGATCATTTAAGGTTGCCATTATTCTTTTTCCTGTTCTGTTGTTTCGTTTTCAACCCCAACGTCAGGGTCATAATCCAATTCAGCAATATCCATAAGGTTTTGTATAACTTCTGGATGATCTGCCACGTTAATATCTGCGCCGTTGAGGTTACGCAGGAATCCAGCAATCTCACGAAGATCATGTGGAGCGACATCACCAGCTTTAATAACTGGCATGAGGTCATAATTCAGACCGTTAATTTCCCAGAGGCTTTCTATTAGTTGCTTATTGAGTACGTCAACAATAGATTGAATGTATGATTCCAATGCCCGAAGGAACAGATCTGTTTTTGACTTGGACAGGGCATACGATCCACCCTGAGATCCAAGCATAAGAAACTCTGAAAGCACACTACGTGCAATATCGTGCTGGTAGCGGCGAACAATGGGGTCAATCTCAATGTTCCTTTTACCATTAGATGCCATCAACTCGACATCTACTAGTCTGATATTGGTAGGACTTCCGTTACTATCGGGATAGGTGTCGGAAGGAGTAATAATGTACCCTTGTTCGTTGAACTTAACGTCCCGTAGGATTTGCTGTAAGTTAGCGACGAATGCTGATTGAGCGGAAGTGGCGTCAGAAGAAAGATACTCACTAGGGATACGTGCAACAGGGATACCCGCAAGTTCCCTCTCAACTGCGATTGCCTCAATAGCTTGTAGATTATTAAGGTACTGATAGCTAGTATAGGCATTCCGAAGAATAGACCTACCAGAAGGGTCCCCATTAATAGTAGTAGTTCTGTAATAGAGGCTCTTGCGAGATGGGATAAAGTGTTTGTTAGTTCCAGCATAAGAGCCTTCCTGATAAATACCTAACACTTCACCAGTCTGTTTGTCTACTTCAAACCTAGAGACTGTCCAAGGCGCACGAATAGCAATTTTGCGGATACCCATACGTCCATCAGAGAACTTAGATTTCTTCTTAGGGTTTGTATCAGCAGGGCCACCCCTACGCTTATATACAACCTCAAACCAAGCAAATCCGTAAGATAGCGACGATAATGCTTCTGCAACGTGGTCATCAAGGGAATGCTCCATATCAGCTAGTACAGATTGTACAAAGTCGGCTTCTCGCTGTGCCGCTGGGGTATCATTGGCGGGGTGGACCTTTAAATCAACATCACGAAGTACCTGCTCAGTTGCGTACATAACCGCACCGATTGTACTATCGTTGTCTCGCATTTCACGAAACTTGTTAATGGCCTTCTTACCACGCAGTTCGGCTAGAAACTCATCTGCTCGGATTTGTCCGTTACGTGTATTATCGCCAGCTACACCCAATACTGAGGTAGCTTCCGTTTTAGAGAGTTTCTTTACCATCTTATCTTAAACCCTTGGCATTGGAATACGCTAGTACTAGCTGTGGTTTTGCGTATCCATTCAGTGATAGGTCCGTTATAGCCCAAACTAAAGCATCAAGACGGTCTGGTGAGCCTATGGACCCTAGAGGTTCCCACTGTACCATCTGATCTTCTAAATCATTAAGTCCCTTTACATGCTTAACTTTCTTCTGTTCGTATAAGGCTGACACAGGCTCTGCCCTTGCCATCTTACCACGACTAGCATGTACTAACTTTATCGGGACGTTTTCATCTTCTGTTTGCAAGGTATGTCGGACCATATCACCACCTTGGTTACGTTCCGCAACAATACGGTCTGCCATGTGGGTGTGATATAGCTCTATGGCTTTTGAAGCCCATTCTTTTGGTGAATACTTACCTGTGTGATCCTCTAAGACGTAAGCTACGCCATCCTCACTAATACCTGCAACGACAATACCTGTCATGTCACTGTCAGTCTTATTAGTAATAGCAGGGTCTACAGATACAACAATACGGGACAAGGCTGGAACCTCATCCCGATCTATCTCGCATTTGTGTAGGAGTTCCCTATTCCATAAAGCACCTGATGCTTCGTCAAGGATCTCTGCATATAATTCTTGCCTACCAAGGCGTGTGCCCTCATAGGTCTTCTTGACTGCCTCAATAAACGTATCAGCTAAGTTGTCTGCGTTATCAAACGTAGAACCCTTAGAAATATGCGTTTTATCGTCATCTATGATGCTACGGAGCAGTTTTGTCGTTTTTGGCGTAGTTGTGATAAAAACTTGCGGTTTTCGGCCTAAACGTAGGCCAAACATCATCATATCCCAAGTTTCTTGTGCGTTTCGCCATGCACACAGTTCGTCCGTCCAAGCTGAGTAAGCTTGTGGTCCACGTAGGCGTTCTGGGTCCTCTGCGGAGAAGAACACGGCTTTCGATCCGTTTTCCCAAGTTAGCGTGTTGTTCGTGGGGGACCATATAGGGAAACCAATTTGTTTACCACGGTACGTCCTATCACCCTTCCAGCAGACATTAAGTAGCCCACTGTCACCTTCAACCATAACACGCCTAACATCTCCTTTAGTTGGTGCAACACAGTGGACAATCTTATCGCCCTTCTTGATCCTGTGTCGGACCCATTCGGCACCAGCACGGGTTTTACCCCAGCCACGACCAGCAAGTGCAAGCCAAGCATTCCAATCACCTTTAGGTTCTAGTTGTTCAGGTCTAGCCCAAAACTCCCAGTTAAATCTAAGTTCTTCGTTTTTAGCTGGTCCTAAAGACTTTAGTATCTCAGCTACTTCTGAGTCGGGTAACGTTCTCAGATCCTTCGCCGTTATTGGGAGAGTCATCTTTCTTGCCTAACAATGTCATCAAACTGTCAATAGCACTAACGTCTTCATCGGGATCGCTATTGCTCTCAACCTCAACATTAGTTTGTGTTGGGGACCAACCACCCTTACTGCGTAAGAATAGCTCTGCTGCCTTAAAGTCACCGTCAAGGGCCTGTTGTATCACGACAGAACCAATCTGACCTACAATCTCTGCTCTCTCTGCTGCTATGTCATCACCATAGAGCTTATAGAAGGTTGCAGATGAGGAGGGTGCTTGTTGATACTTCTGTATAGAAGCCATAATGTCCTTAACAGCGACACCATTCCTGATACCGCTACGGACAGCTTTTGCGATATTTTCGCTATACTTTATTTTGTCCATTACCACGACACCTAAATAAATATACTGTTGGGGGGTTGTAGGGTACTATAGTATAACTTTAGTTTAAATCTATCTTGTATAATGTGAGTAGTTATAACTTTAGTATACTATAGTATAGTACCTCTACACTATAGTATGGTACTTTTTTTAGCCACTGTAAACTTTTATTTTGTCGCAGGGTGTTAAACTGTTGAAAACAAAGGAAAGAAAGTTTAGTGGACCAGGGACTACCGTGGGAACTAGTGTGACATATATGCAACACCAAAAGTATTTTTTTTATTTTGGAGATAGGGGTGGATACGCACGGTGGTAAAAACGGGCCAGAATTTTCTGGGGGACCCTTAATAGCCCTTGACTATCCTTTAGGGTATGGCAAAAAAGTTACACTGCGGATAAAAACGCATGGAAACAAAAGTTTTTCTTGACACTCGGGGCGGGAGGGGCCAGCCCTTCACACTGTCGAACCATTGCCAAGCATTGGAAAAGCCGTTGTTCAATCCTATGTTATCCCCTTGTAAACTATGGAAAAAAGACGGGGCCGAAGCCCCGCCAGTATGAGCCAACACAAGCCCTAAACTATAACCGCATTTACGCATGTGACATGGAAAGCCGAGACAGCCGCACCAGTGTCAAGCTTCCGGTTTGCCTTGTTGCCAGCAACATACTGGCACCAGCTATTCCACCAGTAAGCCGTCCCCTTCTCTTGTGTCATAGCAACATAGGCTTGCACCTTGCGCCTTGCTGTCTCTGGTTTAACCTTGCCAAGCTTCACATGTTTTGCCTCAAGACCTAAGCGCACCAAATTGTGGCTGTCGATACATGCAACATTGAAGCCCAACTGTTGAGCAACAAAAGCGGCTTTGACCATGCCCAAATTAGGAATAGGCAAAAACAATTCAATAGCGGCAACGGCGGCGGCTGGCGAGCGGGTTCCAAGCGTTTCTTTAATATGGTTTACCTTGCCCCACAAATAGGCATCATGCGCTTGTGTATAGGCGTAACCTTTGCCCTTTTGGCCCCACATAAAGCGACTAGAAGCGCCGTGTTTGTTGACGTCTGTTATTTGATCCAAACATGTCGAAAGGCCCGCTTGTATGGTGCAAAGTGTAAAGGTAACAACGGGTAAAACCGATTGCTTGGCTTCACATATGTCAATTATCTGGTTTACGTGTTTGCGATACATTGCTTCAATTCCCTAAAATTATAATTGCGGCGCTGATTAAGAATATTACTTCAAACATTGTCTTGCGTCCTTGTGTTGGTGTTAGGCGGCACAATGGCCGCCCTTGTTATCTTAGGCTCTACTGCTACGGAATACAAACAAGTCTTTTGCCTTTGCCGCTTTGGGCGCATGGTTACGGAAACCCCGCCCAAGCCCTTGAA